CGCCGTGCAAACAGGACAGTCAGGATCGTCGCATCCCCCTATACGAACCACCTTTGCGATTCCCATGAACATCAGCATATCGATGAGTGTCTTGATAGGTACACGACCCTCTTCGGCTTTTGGCGTATCAGCTGAACCTGCATTGTCTTTTTTCAGTGCCGCCTCAGGCGATTGAGTTTTTTCCATGCGAGCCCGCTCGACACGCGCTACATCGAACCACTGGCTCTCTCCGGGTTTGCCTTCTCGCGATGGCGCTTCAAGGCGGAACTGACAGCGGAGTTGATTAGGTTCGCCGAGCTCTTGGTGAAGCGCAGTAATAACGCCTTCAAAGCCAGTCACCTTGTCACGAGCATATTCGCCAGGTTTAGGTAGGTTCATTGCTTGATCTCTTGCGTGGTTGATTTCCCGCTGCACCCATTACCAGGTGCAGAAGTGAAATGGCCCGTTACGCTGAGACTTCTTGGCGCCGAGCGATTCGAACTTGTGCTGTTCGAGCTGATGGAGGTCGACGACCAACTTCGCCACCACCGCCGGCAATCATCGCGTTCAGCGACATGAGCACGGCGAGTGCAAAGCACATCGGCGAAATGATCTGGCGGCGCATGGCTTCAGCGATCATCGCGGTCTGGCGAGTTACGCCGAGCTTGAACATGGCATTCGAAAGTCGCTTTACGACGGTGCCTGGTGATACTCCGTGTGCCTGTGCAACTTCCTTTGCTGTTTGTCCCTGCACAACTGCAAGCAAAAACTGGAGCTCTCTAGGGGCAAGACCGCGCCCGAGATGACCTTTCCATCTGCCGTTCGTGATGGTTTTTTCCATTGCGTGGTTTCCGGTTAATTTCCCAATGCACCCGTCACCAGGTGCATCAGTGAAATGTTCCGTGCTACTGCCGCTGTTACACGCCACCTGCGGAGTGGGCGGTTACTTTCTCGGGAGTCCTGAGGACTCAACAGTCAGTCGCGGCTCTTCGCCCTCTGACTCTCTTGGATTTCACGGCTCTACGCTGCGCCGGGGGAGTGAGGCATCTCCTGTACCGAATTGAGGTTTCGGCTCGCTACCTTGTTGCTTTGGGTTGCCCCGTATCGCAGCGGTGTGTTGCTGCGATGAGGTGTAATTTAGAAAACTAAACAAATGCGGTCAAGCATGGAATTCAGAAAACTAAACATTTTTTTTGTGAGCGAAAAAAAGCCCGCTAGGTGCGGGCTTTTTTTAAAGAGGGGGGCAGAGCAGTGGGGAGGGGTTAGCTAGCCCGCTATGTAACGGGATGCCTTGATGATCGCTCCGACAGGGTGAATCTTTAAGATGGACTTCATATCGATCGTGATTGGCTGGTGGGAATCATTAACGCTGATGAAGCGACAGGCTCCATCACGCTCATACATGAACACTTTGATCATGGTCTGAATTGCTATGCCATCTTGAAACTGTACTAAAACCTCGTCGCCGGCCATGTAGCACTTGCCAGGTTCTATCAGCACATATTCCCCGCTTCTGATCCGGGGTTCCATACTGTCACCAACAACCTTTAAGGCGTATGCGTCGGGGTCGCTGCTGCTAATCAGGACGTGTCCATCTCCGTGCCCAGCCGGGTAGTCAATGGCTTCAAAGTAGCCATTCATCCCGAGTTTTGCCATTCCAACGACAGGCACAACCCCCTCCTTAAGTGGCACTACGCCACCACTCACATTGCTCTCGATGCCAGACGAACTGCCTCGGCCTGTCTCGAGCCATGTTGGAGAGCACTGTAGCACTTCCGCTAAGGACAGTAGATTTTTGCCTTTCGCTCGATTGGTTCCGGCCAGCCAAAAGCTCACCGTTGCCTTGGACACTTTCGTCCGGGCGCTGATGTCCGTCTGGCGCAAGCCCAGGTCATCCATTCGTGCTTTGAGTCGGTCTTTAAATTCCATATTTAGAATTCTAAACATTTAGTGGTTTAGATACCTTGCGACGTGTCGTTAATTTTTCTAAACTCATCAACAGATAAACGGAGACCCCACGATGACGTATGAGGAAGCAGTGCAGTTTTACGGATCCCCTCGATCTGTCGGGGCTGTTCTTGGTGTAAGCGGAAGTCGAATTTCGCAGCGAAAAGCCGCTGGTGGATTCTCTTACCAGGCGCAATGCGTTTTGGAGAAGGAGTCCGGCGGGAAACTAATTGCACGGCGAGAGGATGACCCGGCCCATGCTGACCGCTCCGAGTCTCTCAGCCATGCGAGCTAACCCATCCCCAAATTTTGCCCATATCGGCGCCTTACAGGCAGTGCTGCGGGCTAGCTGTTTTTTTAACCAGTGGAGAGAAATGTCATGAATGAGGCAGGCGAGCGACCGGCTGTTTGTCCGGCATGCATGTCGATTAGCTCGATAGAAAACCTACCTCGAGCGCGTCTTCTTTTGAAATCGCTTGAGTCGTTAGAGGCGCGGGATGTAAGCGCTTGGAGCGCTTCAATCCTTCGCGACGAGGTTCATCCTGATTTGGCGGTGAGAGCTGCCAGAAAGGACTTTCTGACAGTCTTGTGCCTGCTTGGATTTATTCCTTCATGTCCAGAAGTCGTTGATCTTCCACTTTTGGATCGCCGACCAGGACGAATATCTGTTGTTGATACAACTTCGAGCCATCGTCGAGATCCCGAAATATCTGGTGGCGAACCATCAGTACCTGAAACGTCCTGTAGCAGCCTTTGTCTGGGTGGACCTCAACAAGATCAACGAGCTCTCCAATGCGAGGGATTACCGGAGCCTCGTTAAAGCTCAGGAGTGCATCCGAGACTCTCATGTCGGTCGGTCGTTTTGCGCCATCCGCAAGATATTGAAAGTGCATTTTGTAAGTCATGTCCGGCCTCCATGGGCCTTTCTGTTGGGGAACAATAAGTTACCACGGATGCGCCGGACACCTATTCGACCTCTCTCTCTGTAGGGCGATTTCGTTCGCGTGGAGATAGGTAATTAATGGCTGGGCGGTATATCCGCTCTGGTGGTAGTCAATATGGCCAATCCATGGTTCCGGTTGTATTCGGAATTTGCAACGGACCCAAAAGTCCAGATGCTCAGCGAAACTGACCAGCGTCGTTACATCATGCTGTTATGCCTACGTTGCAGTAACGGAGATGTAACGTTACATGAAACAGAGCTAGCGTTTCAGTTACGTATCAGTGAAACGGAATGGGCTCAAACGAAGGCTGTTTTAGTAGCAAAAAAGCTCATCACAGAGGATGGAAAACCGACGGCGTGGGATAAGCGTCAATATGTCTCGGACTCAAGTGCGGCGCGGGTTGCAAGACATCGCAAGAACAAAAAACTGTTAGCGCAACAGGGGTGTAACGTTACAGTAACGCCACCAGATACAGATTCAGATACAGATAAAAGCTCTTCCGCGAAATCCGTTACATCGGGTTCAGGTTCGAAAACCTCCAAGCCCAAACCGGTGGGAGTTATCGCGACGAAGTTAGTCGCGCCATCGAAAACCTCAAGTCCACTCGATCCAGTCTGCGAGCAGGCTGATCGAGCAAACCGACTCGCGGAAATCAACCAGGAGCAAATCCGAGAGGCGCTGGGCGTGCCCGACGATCCGGAGGCGTGTAGAGCGCAATTACTTTCCAAGTTCAAAACTTCGGGAGTTCACGGCAATGCTTAATCTCGAAAAGCACCTTCTCTCGGAAGCAGGTATTCCCAGTCTCGCAGAGGCCTTTGTTGAGGCCTGCCGAAATGTCCGCCCCTGCATGGCGGGGAAAGCGAAGTGGAGTCACCAGGTGGTGCATCACGCTGCTCGTGAGACCGGGTGGTGGAACCTCAACAACCGAGAAACATTTCCGAAGAACAAGATTGAGGAAATGTTTGAGAGGAACTTTTCTGAGGCTTGTAAGCGATTTGTTGAGGGCGGTTATTTGTACAAACTGCCTGCTGATTCGATTAGAACACCTGAGGTTGCTCGCGCAGCTTTGGATGCAATTAAAAGTACGCTAAAGAATTAGTTTGGTTTTATGGAGGTGTTGTTATGACAGTTAAATATTCATTGGAAGGCTTGGTTAAAGAAGGAACTATCAAACGTGCCCGTGCTGGATTGCAAGTTCCCTATAAGAATCTTGTGCCCATCTGGAACGCTCGTGACCATGACGAAGACTGGGAAGAGAAAATCACCGATTTGGTGAAATACCTTCGCAACGGCGGCACGGTCCCGGCTATCGAGATCCACATCAACGAATCCAACGGCAATATCGAAATCGTTGAGGGCTACCGCCGCCACGAGGCTTATGGTCGATTGATCGCCGAAGGTCTGCCGGTTGACTTGATCAATATCGTGCAGTTCAAAGGCAGTAAAGAAGATCGCATTGCCCGTATTGTAACCAGCAACAATCAAGTCGAGCTAAAACCGCTTGAAATGGCAAAGGTCTATAAGCAACTTTCCACGCTGAATATGACTCCGGCTCAAATTGCTGAGAAAGTTCATAAGAGCCGCCCACACGTTGATGGTTATCTGTTGTTGGCAAATGCCAATCATGATGTTCAAGAGTTGGTCCGCTCGAAGTTGGTAAGCGCAGATACCGCAATTAACTGCATTCGGGAGCATGGCGAGAAGGCAGGCGTATTCCTCCAGGAAGCGCTCCAGAAACGCGGTGGCAAGAAGATCACCATGGGCAGCATCAAAGGTAAGTCGCTGCCGAAGAAGATAGCCACCGGCTACCTCGCATCCGCCGACACGCTCGCAATCTCTTTCGGTACCGAGGTGCACACCAAGCTGTACGAGATCACCCAGGCGAAGAAAGAGCGTGGTGAAGAGATCGCCGATGAAGACTTGATCACCGTGCAGCTATCCGCGAAGGCGCTCGGCGTGTTCCTTGAGTCGCATGGTGACGCCGAAGCCGTTCGTGCCAAGCAGGCAGAAAAACAGCGTCTACGCGAAGCCAAGGCCGCTCAGGGCGAACTGGGGGGTGGTAGTCATGGCTGAGCGAATCAGTGTCAACAGCGCGCCGAAGCTTTCGGAAGCCATCACGATGCTGACCGCGATGTACCGCGAGAAGAAGTACGTCGTGGTTAGCGTGCGCGGAGGCAAAGATCGCACCCTTGACCAGAATGCCCTGTGGTTTTCCCTCTATCAGCGCATCGCCCAGATGACACAGATCGGCGATGTCGAGGACGCACGCCGACACTGCAAGCTGCATTTCGGTGTGCCGATCATGCGCAGCGACTGTCCCGAATTCCGTGATGGCTGGAATCAAATGTTCTTGCATCTGACGTACGAGCAGAAGCTTGAGTTGATGGGGTCTTGCCCGATATTCGGCCCGGACGGATTCCCTGTTACACGCCTATTCAATCGCGCCCAGGGCATCCAGTACACGGACCGGATCGTGGATGCCTTTTCGTCGAAGGGTGTCGTGTTCGACGACCTTCTGGGTGAGGAGGGGGAATGAGTAAGCAAACAAAGCTGACCAAGGCAGCGCGTGGCCGTGAATGCCAAATCCGCATTCCAGGTGTTTGTAACGGCAACCCCGAAACAACCGTGCTCGCGCATTACCGAATGGCCGGTACCTGCGGCATGGGCATGAAGCCAAACGACCTGCAGGGCGCTTGGGCGTGTTCTGCCTGTCATGACTACGTAGACAGCCGAAGAAACGCTGCTGATCGAGCTGAGGCTCGCCAGTACCACGCGGAGGGCGTCATGCGCACGCAGGCCATTTTGATCAGTGAAGGGATAGTTGCAGCATGAATGAACAAGCAATTGATGTACTTGCTCGCACTTTGTGGGGGGAGGCTCGTGGCGAAGGTCTCGCCGGTCAGATCGCTGTAGCCCACGTGATCCGCAACCGCGTAAACGATGGCAAGGATAAATCTTGGTGGGGTGAGGGCTACGTCGGCGTGTGCCAAGCCAAATGGCAGTTCAGCTGCTGGAACGCGAATGATCCGAATTATCCCTATCTGAGCGGCCAGAAGCCTATCCCGCTCGCTCAATACGCCCAGGCACGGGAAGCCGCCGTCATCGTGATGGATGGTCTCCAGCCAGACCCCACAGGCGGTGCCACTCACTACTACGTGGCCAAGATGAAAAATCCACCTGCATGGCGCACCAATGCCACGCGCACCTGTGTGATCGGTAGTCACGTGTTTTTTAAGAACGTGCCGTAACGGGGAGGCTATGTGAGTGAGGGAAAGCGTCGCGTTGACTGGGATCGCATCGAGCAGGATTACCGGGAGGGGGTATCCACGCTTCGAGAAATAGCTGCGCGTCATGATGTTACCCATGGGGCAATCAACAAGCGTGCAAAGCGTGATGGTTGGACTCGGAGCACTGTTGCCAAGGTCATTCCGAAGAATCCGAAGGTATCCAAAAAGGTATCCAAGCAGGTATCCAAAACTGGTATCCATGAAAGCTTGGATACCAGTGTGGATACCAAATCGGTATCTGTCTCTGATGAGCTGTCAGACGTATCTGGCAGTCATTCGGATGATGAGAAAGACCTAGCAGATTCAAGCACTTTAACGCCGAAACAGAAGTTATTCGTTGAGGAGTATTTGATTGATCTGAATGCAACACAGGCAGCTATTCGTGCGAAGTACAGCGTGAAATCGGCTTCGGACATTGGTCGCGAGCTACTACGGAAAACCCCGGTCGCCGATGCAATTGCCATTGCGATGGCCGAGCGTTCTGCCCGAGTGAACATTACTCAAGACCGTGTTTTGCGCGAACTCGCTGCGATGGCCTACTACGATCCTGCAGATCTAGGTAACGAGCGCATAGAGAAACCTTCTGACATTGCCAAACTGCCCGAGCATGTCCGTAGGGCAATCATCGGTTGGTCATGGGACAAACACGGAAATTTTGTTTTGAAACTTGCCAGTAAGACTCCGAACCTGGAGCTGATAGGGCGGCACCAGTCCATGTTCAAGGATCGACTGGACGTCAAGAATGAAAATGCGGCTGCACCTGGTCCAGATCATGAAATGACCCTCGAAGAGATGGTCGAAGAGGCCAAGCGCCGAGGTTTGCCTATTCCGACATTCGCTGATGAATAGCCTCGACCTGATGGAAGGTATTGCCGTAGCCAAGGCCCGCAGATCGTTCTGGGCATTTCGGCAGTACATGGACCCCAAGATGAAGATCGGTTGGTGGCAGCTTGAGGTTGCTCGAGTCCTGCAGCGGTTTTTTGAAGCCTTGATTGCTGGCGAGCGTCCGATGTACGTCATCCAGGCGCCACCACAGCACGGCAAGAGTATCCAGATCCTCGATTTCATTGCCTGGCTGTCTGGTAAGCATCCCGAGTACCGGACGATCTACACGAGCTTTTCTGAGCGCTTGGGAATTCGGGCCAACCTACGGATGCAGCGGATCATGGATAGCGCTAAGTACAAGAAGGTTTTCCCAGGTACCCAGCTTGGTAAATCCAAAAGCAACCCAACCGGCGGTGTCGCCCTTCGTAATCACGAGATCCTCGAATATGCCGGCGAAGAGGGGTATTTCCGTAATACCACTGTGCGCGGCTCGATCACTGGCGAGGGGCTTGATCTTGGCGTCATCGATGACCCCATCAAAGGCCGAGCAGAAGCCAATAGCAAGGCCGTGCGGGATGCTGCGTGGGATTGGTTAACCGACGACTTTTTTACTCGATTCTCCGAACATGCAGGCTTGCTGGCCATTCTCACTCGTTGGCATGTGGACGATCCGATTGGTCGGCTTATCAAGAATTCGCCAGGAGTACAGGTGTACTCCTATCCGGCAATAGCCATAAAAGACGAGCCAAACCGCAAAGAGGGTGAGCCGCTTTTTCCTGAGCACAAGTCGAAAGACTTCCTCATGGCTCGAAAGGAGGTTATGGCCGACGCCAACTGGCAGGCCCTGTATCAGCAGAGCCCGCAGATTCTCGGTGGCGAGCTGATCCACAGTCGCAACTTCCGGCGTTACACGATCACGCCTCACATCCTCTATCGGAACATCTATGCCGACACGGCGCAGAAGACTTCCGAGCACAACGACTACAGCGTCTTCCAATGCTGGGGCATGGGAGACGATGGTCGTATCTATCTGCTGGACCAGATCCGGGGCAAGTGGGAGGCGCCCGAGCTGGAGCGTAAGGCCGTCGACTTCTGGAACAAGCATGCCTGCATGCCGGGCGTGGGCGCGCTTCGGCAACTGATCGTTGAGGAAGCATCCAGCGGCACAGGCTTGATCCAGTCGATCAGGACCAGCGCAAAAGCACCGATTGCCCCTGTTGATCGTGGCACGAGAGAAGGCAAGTTGAGTCGCGTCATGGACATCCTCGGTTACATCGAGGCGGGCTTCGTGTGCATCCCTGAAGTGGCGCCATGGGTCAGCGATTTTACCGAGGAGTGCGATGCCTTCAATGCCGCCATGACCCACGACCACGACGACCAGGTAGACCCGATGGTTGACGCAATTAAAGACATGCTCGCTGGTGCCACTGGCGGGCTGATTATTCCTGAAGAAGCAGCGAGCATATTTGGATGAGACGTAAAAAAAGACGTAACGCGGTGACGCCACAGACGGCGGCGCCCATGAATATCAGTGCGATTGCCGCAACCGTATTTGATCGCGCTCCCAGTGATCAAAATCTTATGGTTGCTGATCAGTGGAAACCACCAGTAAACCTTTGCGATTCGAGCGAAAAGGGCAAAGCAACACGTCTTGCGATGGATGCAGCCCTAGATGCTGCTGGTGTCTATACAGCTGCGCAGGCTATGGGCGGAGTCGCAGGCGTTGATGGTGGCTCGGGTATTTCCTTTCCCGGATATCCTGCGTTGGCCAACCTTCAGCAGAATCCGTTGATGCGCTTGATCGTGGACACCATCAGCGATGAATCAACACGCAAGTGGGTAACGCTCCAGGGCATCGATAAAAAGGTCAAGGACGACGACATCAAGCGCGTCACCGATGCGTGCGAAAAATGGCAACTGCGCGACGTATTTAAAGCAGCCTCCGAGATGGTCGGCTTTCAAGGCGGCTGCCTGCTCTTTATCGACGTAGGTGCGACTGACGAAGAATTGGTTACGCCGCTTGTGATATCGGACAAGACCATCGGCAAAGGTCAGCTGAAGGCGCTAACGATTGTCGAGCCGATGCAGGTATATCCAGGCCTATACGACGCCTCAAATCCATTGTCGCCAAAGTACTTCAGGCCAGATACCTGGATTGTCCAGGGTGTTGAAGTGCACGTCAGCCGTTTCCTGTGCTTCACCAACAATATCCCCAGCCTCATGCTCAAGCCCGCCTATAACTTCTTTGGTATTCCCTTGGTGCAGCTGGCGTTGCGTTATGTGCAGAACTTCGAGAGCTCGCGAGATGCTTCGGCAGAAATTGTTCACAACTTCTCGTTGCTTGGTCTGAAGACGGATCTGTCGCAGATTCTGCATCCGGAAGGCAGGACACAGCTTCAGACGCGAGCCAAGATGATGCTGGGGGCAAAGCGCACGCTTGGCATGGCAATCATCGACAAAGCGAGCGAGGAGATGTTCCAGATCGACACGCCGATGTCCGGTCTGAAGGATTTGGTCGGGCAGCAGCTGGAGCTTCTAGCGCTTATCTCGGGCATTCCCGTAACCAAGCTTTTTGGTACCGCGCCACAGGGCATGAACGCCACGGGTGAGGGCGACATGCGGAATTTCTACGACAAGATCCGGACGTGGCAGGAGATCCTTTACTTCAAGAATTTCCAGAAGGCGAGAGAGCTAATCGAGCTGACTGAGTTCGGTTCAATCACACCTGGTATCACCGAGGTGTGGGAGCCGTTGAAAGAATCCGATCCGACCGAGCAAGCGAACATACGCAAGACCAATGCAGATGCTGATGCCGTCTATTTGGATCGAGGCGTCTTGCTTCCAGAGGAGGTCAGAGAGCGTCTTTCTGCAGATGAGGAAAGTGGCTTTACAGGATTGGACGAGCTCGCACCGATAGAGGAGGAACTAATAGATGGACTCGAAACAGAAGCAACCGAGCCGGCCAGCATCGTTCCGGAACCTCAAGCCTAAATCGGGCGGCATGGTTGCTCGGCCACCGATGGCAAACGCAGCACTGAAGGCGCGGTATGCCCAAAAGCTGAAGCAGCTCAATCAAACCATGTTCGCGAGCGTTGAGTGGTGGCTAACTGCCATGTATCGAAGTCGAGAGGGGGAGGTGGTTCGAGATGCCAGTCCAGCGGCGGAGGCACAAAAGTTACTTTCAGCATTGGGGCGAAAATGGAAAGGCTTATACGGAAGCAAGGCAAATGATTTGGCGAAGTGGTTCATCCATACTGCTGATACAACAACGACATCCAGCCTCTTTAGCTCGCTCAAGGAGTTCATGCCCACCGTAAAGCCTCAGATGTCCAGGAGGACGCAAAATATACTTTCAGCGATGACTAAGGATAACGTCAGTTTAATAAAATCAATTCCGGCCAAGTATTTTGAGCAAATCGAAGGGGCTGTCATGCGGGCCATGACAAATGGCCGCGATCTTGA